ATAATTCTAGTACTGTTATTGGCTGGGGTCAGATTGGTTATAACTTGTACAAAACAGACGCTTCAATGTATGGAAAATACGTTGGAATCACAGTAACATCATCAAATCCCGGCTACGTTTATAACGGATTTGAATTTGAACATGAATTGAGAGTGAGGTTCTAAATGGCTGTCCCAAATATTTTTGCTACGGCAACAACGGCTATCCCGCTATCCCAATTGGATAGTAACTTTGCGACAGCCATTACACTCGGTAACACGGCTGTTTATCTTGGCAACACAACAACATCGTTGGGAAACCTAACGCTTGTTAACACAACCGTTACCAATTACACCGAAACTCTGTTTAGCGTAACTGGAAATACGACTGTTGCGTTGACAAACGGTACTCTGCAAAAGATCACAACGTCTGGTTCTACAACAGTGACGCTGCCAGCGAGTGTTGCGGGTAAGAGTTTTACACTCATCATTGCTTATGCTGCTGCTGATGCGTTGACATTTGCGGGTGGTGGGACGCTGAAGTTTGCGGGAGGTACTACTCCAACGCCTACAAGTGCTACAGGAAAATTTGATATTTTCAGTTTTTTCCAAGACGGTACAAACACTTACGGCGTAACTAACGGACAGAATTACTAATATGCTAAGTGCATCTAAATCCGGTAGTGGATTAGCCACAGGCTACAACCTCACACGCTCGCTGCGGTTTCGTAGCTCGGCTTCGGCTTATTTAAGCCGGACATATAGCAATTTACAAACAAACAATAAAATTCAAACTTTTTCTTGTTGGGTAAAGCGTGGAAAACTTGGCGTTCAGCAAGAAATTTACTCAAGATATGACGGTTCATCAACGGCTGCCTATATTGCTTTGTTTACTTCGAGCGACACACTTTCGGTTAATTTTGGCGGGGCGGCAACTTATACAACAACTACAACACAAGTTTTTCGTGATGCGTCTGCTTGGTATCACATTGTTTTTTCTATTGATACTACTCAAGCAACTGCTGCAAATAGATTTATTATTTATGTTAATGGTGTGCAAGTAACGGCTCTTAGTGCGGCAAATTACCCAACACAAAACTCAGTAGCTCAATTTGGCGTATCTAGCTTAAATACAATTGGTACAATTTTTAACGCAAGCCAAGATTTTATTGATGCTTGCCTAGCCGAAGTTAACTTTATTGATGGACAGCAGCTAACCCCATCATCTTTTGGCTCAACCAACTCGCTCACAGGCGTATGGCAACCCGCACGATACACAGGCAGCTATGGTACAAACGGTTTCTATTTACCGTTTACAGACAATTCTGCGCTGACTACAGCATCAAACGTAGGATTGGGTAAAGACTTCTCAGGCAATGGTAATTTCTGGACTACCAATAACATCAGCATCACGGCTGGTGTAACGTATGACAGCATGACTGATGTGCCTACGCTGACTTCTGCTACGGCGGCTAACTTTCCTACTTTTAATCCATTACAACCGCATGATGGTGGGTACACAACGTCCGTAACCAACGGAAACATGGCTGTATCAATTACATATAGTAGTGGCGCAAACATGGTGACTGTGCCATCAACTATTAAAACCTCACCAAGCGGAAAATGGTATTGGGAAGTTTTTATAACAAGTTCATTGGCTGGTGGAGTTACGGGTGTTGGTGTAATAACACCAGATTCTTATGTGGAAAGCACGGCTCCACCAACAAACAATTATTTGTACGTTCAAAACGGAAATAAATATACTAACGGTACGGGTACTGCATACGGCGCAACATTTACAAGCGGTGATTACATTGGCGTTGCTTTAGATGTTGGCGCAGGAACAATTACGTTTTACAAAAATAACGTAAGCCAAGGCGTTGCATTTACGGGTTTGGCTGCAACAAGTTATTACGCTGTTGTCACAAGCAATGCAACAGGTACTCGGTCTTACGCTATTAACTTTGGTCAACAGCCTTTTCAATACACCGCCCCCTCTGGTTTTGTAGCCCTGAACACATACAACTTGCCGACAAGCACCATCGTCAAGGGCAACACGGTGATGGATGCTACGTTGTATACGGGTACGGGTGCATCGTTGTCTGTGACTAATGCGGCATCGTTTAAGCCTGACTTGGTGTGGGTTAAATCACGTTCTGCTGCAACCGACCATGCGTGGTATGACTCGGTGCGTGGCACAACAAAACAGCTTGAAAGCAATAACACAGGCGCAGAAACAACAGAAGCAACAGGCTTAACCGCCTTTGGTAGCGCAGGATTTACTGTCGGTGCGTTAGCGCAAATGAACACAAGCGCAGCAACCTATGTCGGCTGGCAATGGCAAGCAGGGCAAGGCTCATCATCATCCAACACCAACGGCACAATCACATCGACTGTGAGCGTTAATGCTAGTGCTGGGTTTAGTGTGGTGACGTACACGGGCACGGGCGCTAATGCGACTGTTGGGCATGGTTTGGGTGTTGCGCCTAGTATGGTAATTGCTAGAAACCGTCCGTCATCAGCAGATGCGTGGTGCATATACCACGTTGGTTTAACTAGCGCAGCGTTTTTCATTAAATTAAACGCAACTGACGCTCAAGCAAGCGGCGCAAGCGTTTGGAACAGCACGGCTCCAACATCGTCTGTGTTTTCAGTAGGTTCGTCTACAGGTTCAAACGGAAGTACAAACGCAATGGTTGCCTACTGCTGGACACCCATAGCCGGATTCAGCGCATTTGGTAGCTGGACAGGTAACGCAAGTACGGATGGACCATTCGTGTACACGGGCTTTAGACCAAAATTTTTGTTAGTTAAAAATTCAAACACAGGAAATGGTTGGGCAATTCTTGATTCTGCGCGTAATACATATAATGTTGCAGGAACAATACTAGTTCCCAACGCATCAGATGCAGAGGCAACGTACTCACAATGGTATTTTGATTTTTTATCAAACGGATTTAAAGTCAGGGGAAGTTCTGCTGAAACCAATGGTTCGGGGAATACCATAATTTACGCAGCATGGGCAGAAAACCCATTTCGCAATAGCTTGGCTCGTTAAGGAAAACAAATGTTCGCCATTATCCAAAATAATCTCATCGCCCTCCTAGTACCCGCTGGCACAGCCTTTGAGTGGGATTCAATCCAATATCCGGCAAATTGGTGCAACCTGTCTAGCCCCGAAGAAAAGGCGGCTATCGGCATGGTTGATGTGGTGTACGGTCAATACCCTAACGACCAATACTACTGGATCAGCCAAGACGCACCTGTCTACACCGGCACGGTGGTCGAGATCAACTACACCGCTACGCCCAAAGACCTAGCCCAATGCCAGACTAACGCTGTCAACGCAACCAACGCTGCTGCCTATTCAATCCTCTTGCCTACCGACTGGATGGTGGTCAAAGCTGTTGAGACAGGCGGTACAGTAGACCCCGCATGGAACACTTGGCGGCAAGAGATTCGTGACCAAGCGGGTACTCAAGTTGCGGCAATCAATGCTTGTACAACCGTTGCTCAACTTGCTGCGCTTCCTTCTGTTCAGTGGGCGCATGACCCTAACTACGTTGCACCAACGGGAGCCACAGCATGAGTACAAATGCTTTCACACAGTTTGGCAACACAGTCACGTTCTTGGCTGCTACGACTGCTCCTACGCCCGTACAATCCACGGCAAGCACACTTGGTGGCAATCAGTACCGCATCATCAATAGCGGCAACGTAGTGGTGTTTCTAGGCTATGGCACAACAGCAGCGTTGGCTACGGCTAATGCAACGATTGTGACTAGTTCACAGATTGCATTGCCATTGCTGCCCGGCACAGATGAGATTCTTACGTTTGTCCCTAACGCATACTTTACAGGTGTGACAGCAACGGGCAACGCATCAATCTACATCACAAATGGGGACGGAATGTAATGCTCAAGACAGTAGCAATCACAAGCGGTGGTGGCGGTGGCAACGGCACAGTAACCAATGTGGCTACTGGCACGGGCTTGACCGGTGGTCCTATTACGACTACAGGAACAATTGCGCTTGCCAACACTGCTGTTACGGCAGGGACTTACGGTAACGCATCAACTGTTGCACAAGTCACAATCAATGCTCAAGGACAGGCTACAAACGTAGTTAACGTAGCCATCAACATTGCCAATAGTGCGGTGACAGGCTTGGGTACAATGTCTACGCAAGATGCTAATAACGTAGCCATTACGGGCGGTGCAATTAGCAACACCAGCATCACAGTCGCAGACAACGTATTCACGCTGCAAGACGATGGCGATACGACTAAACAAGCCAGATTTAATTTGGCTAGTATTTCAACTGCAACACTTCGCACTTACATCGTACCAAACCTTGACACAACACTTGCCGGACTTGCCGTTAGTCAAACATTTAGCAACACCAACGTATTTTCAAGCGGCACAAACACATTTGGGTCAGCTACTGGTACGGGAACAAATGGATTTAGTTCAGGCGCAACTACCACAGGCAACACTAAAACTGTAAACATCGGCACAGGAGGTCTAAGCGGCTCGACCACAAACATTGCTATTGGCTCAAGCGTATCAGGTGCAACAAGCACAACTGCGCTTAATGGAATCACAACAGCAGCCGGTATTCGACAAGCATTAGCAACCAAAAATGCCGCATACACGCTGACAACACTTGATTACACCGTGCTTGGTAATGCGACTACCGCATCGTTCTCTCTTACCTTACCCACCTCTGTTGGCGCAACAGGACAAGTCTACATCATCAAGAAAGTAGACAGCACAGCCAACACCGTGACTATTACGACCACTTCATCACAGACAATTGATGGGACAGCAAATAAAGTTTTAAGTAGTCAGTATGACGGGTTTCAATTACAGTCGGATGGTGCAAACTGGATGATTATTGGAAACATTTTTGGTCGCAACGGCACAACAGGAACATTCTAAGATGGATTGGCAGCAGATTATTAACCTTGCGTTTGGTGTCGCTTTACCTGTAGCGGGTTGGTTCTTTCGCCAATTGTGGGACGCTGTGCAAAATCTTAAAGATGACATTAAAAAGATTGAGATTGATCTGCCGACCAGTTACGTTAAGAAAACCGACATGGAATCTCAGTACAACAAGATTGAAGCCATGTTAGAAAAGATATTTGATAAGTTAGACACCAAGGTTGATAAGTAATGAATTTTGCAACCCTTTCTATTGTTAAGTTTGGCGATGTGGATTCATTGGGCGAATTCTTGTTTGAAAACGGGGTTCAGCACCAATTATTTCGTGAAACCTTCATGGATGCGGGTGTTAGGGTTCCTGCGTACCCAATTACTGACGTAAACATTGATAATTTGGACGATTGGTTGCTGCCACATCAAGACGAACATCAGTCTTTTGCGTCTCTTTTAGGACTAAATAATCCATTTAATATGCTTGATGTTGACTTTAATAAAGAAGATGATTTCTATGATTGGGTAGCATCACACCTATTTATTCATCAACAAATTGCTGCTGCGCTTAATTTATCGAGTTGAAAATGGAAAATCCTTCCCCCGCCACCAAAAAAAACGGTTTATCTGGAAATAATGCAGATATATTGGGTGTGCTTGCTCAAGATAAAGAAGGAAAATCCAGCAATCAATTATCTACTCCTGAAATAATTAGGCAAGATGCACAAAGAAATGGATTTAATCCACAACAAATCCTTGAAACAATTGCTAAATTAAAAATAAGTAATCAAAATATTCAGACAGCAAAGATTGGTAATACTGTATTTTTGCTTATGCGTACTCCTCCATCAACGGTTGAAGTGCATACCTTTACAGTAGATAACCCTAAAACAATGGTGTCTCACTTTAAACTTTTAGCTAAATTTCTTAAAAACGCAGGAATCAAACAAGGCTTTACTTATTCTGACCAGCCAATCTTTAAACAATTGGTTGAACGCTCTGGGATGCCCGTTAAAATTACTCAGACCACACAACAAATAGGCAACGAAATGAAACCTGTTTATATGTACACAATGGACTTATGACATGGGCGGCTCTGCACGCACTTATGTAATGATTGGAGTTGCTGTTGTGGCGGCTGTAGCTGCGCCTTACCTTGCGCCATTTATTGCTGAAGGTTTGGGCACAGCATTGATAGGTGCAGAGGCTTTTGCAGTAGGTATTGAAGGAGCCATTACATCAATACAAGTAGCAAATGCTGTCGCTCCTGCTCTTGCTGGTGCGGCAACGGGAGCTGCTGCGGGTGGTGTTAATGCAGAATTAAGTGGTCGTGACCCGTGGGAAGGTGCTTTTCAAGGTGCTGCTGCGGGTGGTGTTGGCGGTGCGGTTAGTGGTGCTGTTGGTGCTGCCCTTCCTGCCGGTACAAATCCATCGGTTGCCGCCGGTGTGAGAGGTGCTGCGTCAGGATTTACATCTGCTCAATTAAGAGGGCAAGATTTAGAAGAATCACTTACAGCGGGTGCGATTTCAGGTGGTACGGCAGGATTAACATCTGCATTGTTGCCAAGAGGATTTTTAAGTGACGGTCAAACAGCAGAAGATTATGTTACAGATGAAGAAGGAATGTTTGTCTACGACAATAAGGGTAATCCTGTATTAACAGAAGATGCTCAAACTGCTGCCAAACTTTCTGATATTGCGGAAAAGACTGCAAGAGGATTTGGCGGTGCGTACATTCGTCAAAACTTATCTAGTCTATTTGACCCACAAACAGGTGCAGACCAAGGTTCTACTACAACTTCAACAGCTAGGACTCCTCCAACTAGCGGCACAACACCGGGCAGAACAGCAGCCGGTGGCACAACACCATCTGTAAGATATACGCCTAGTGGACAAACTTATGAAACTGGTGGCGTTTATGCGTCCAGTTCTCCAACAGAAACTACAGCAAGCCCCGGCTCACAAGCATTGGCTCAAGCATTGCGTGTAGGAGACCCCGGTTCAGCAATCGAAAGTCCTGCGGGTTCTGGAGAACAACAGACCGTATGGAATACAGCGTCTCTGAGGTTCAAAGACGAAACAGGGAGTGATGTATGAGCAAGACTTTAGGTAAATCGCTAGGCACAGATATGGTTGCTCTAGCAGAGATGATACGTTCTAAAGGGCGTGGCAGAGATACGGTGCTTGCTCACATTACGCCTAAAGAAGCTGCGTTGCTTAAACGCCGTGGCGGTTCAGGAACAATTAACCCCGATACCGGGTTGCCTGAGTTTGAAGACGAAGATTTTATGGGCGGTTTTGGCAACATTGATACTGGAGAAATTTACACGCCAGAACAAGTTGCTGAAGAATATCCGCAATATTATCCCGGTGGCGAATTGCCGCAAGAAGGTGAAGCAACTATATTTTATCCAAACGAACAGCCGGAATATATTCCTGAAGCAGGGAATTATGACTATTACACTCCGGCTCAACCGGCTCCTCCGCAATATACTGAACAACAATTTAGACAAGCGGCTGCGGGTCAAATGCCTGCTGGAACTGGTAATTATCAAGCTCCAGAAAAATCATTTCTTGAAAAGTCTGGTGACGCATTATCAAAATTGTTAACGCCTGAAACTCTTGCTAGGTTAGGCATCCTTGGTGGTATTGGTGCGTTTGGTGCGAAAAAAGGTCAGCAATCAGCGCAACAAGGTGCTGCCGCTGCCGCAGAAGTTAAAGCATTAGCTCCTCCAGTGTTAGCTCGTAGTGAAATTGCTCAAACGCAATTGCGTGACCTTGGCGCAAACATTCTTGCTCAAACCAGAATAAACGCCGCTGAATTGTCAGCGTTAGGTGCACCACAACGTGAGTTAGGAAAACAGTTAATGTCTCAAGCATTGTCAGGAACATTGACTCCTGCCGGGCAGCGGTCATTGGCGGCATTAAAAGCACAAGCAAGACAAAACATTAGCAAGCGTGGTGGTGTAGGCGCAATGCAAGCTGGTGTTGCTGAATCTGAAGCCACAGCAAATCTGTTGCAACAACAATACTCAACAGGTATGGGCACTTATGGTCAAGGCGCACAATATGAATCGGCTGCTATTGGTATGAACCAGCAAGCACTTCAAGCTGCCAACGGTATGCAAGTTGCTGCAATTAACACAGGTTTACAACAAGCTGGAATTGCCGACCAATACACAATGGCTGCAATTAACCTTGCGTTGGCTAACGACAAAGCAACAGCAACATCATTGCAAAACTTGTTTGGTCAATTAGCGTCTGTTGGGTTTGGCGTTAAACCTACTGCACCGGCTGCTTAAGGATAAATCATGGCTGAAATACAAGCACCTACTGTTGATAAACCTACCGTTGATACACGGGCGTTAGATGACGCACTTAATACGCAAATGTCTGGATTACCTGCTGAAGTCCGTGCTGCGTCTAAGACTCGCCAATTAGCAGCTAAAGCACAATCAGATGTTGACCAAGCATTAACAGCAAAACAGCGTGAAATATATGACCCAATTGAATCTCGCTATAGAGAACAAGTTGTTTCGGGTCAAAAACAAGTTGGTGATATTGGCAAACAATTAGCTACACCATTTGAAGTGCCAAAAGAAACTGTTGCTGATTTTTCTGCGCTTGGTGGTCTTGTTGCGATTGCTGGTGCAATGCTTGGTTCATCTGGCAAACAATCTGCAAACAATGTTCTTGCGTCAATGACAGGGATTGTGTCTGGTTACAAAAAGGGTCGTGCTGACATGATTCAGCAAGCCTTTAAAGAGTTTGAAACCAACATGAAGCGTCTGCAAGCATTGTCAACTAATGCACAAACGCAACTTGAGTTAGCAAGTAAGTTATCGGCTACTGATAAAGAAAGAGCTAAATTAGTATTTGATGAAATTAAAGCCAAATACAACGGTTCAATTGTTGCGGCTAAAGTTGCGGGTGAAGATGCGTTTACGGCTTTGACCGCTGCAAATACTATTAAGCAAACAAACATTGCTGCGGCAGGCAATGCTCAACGTATTAAAGAATGGAACGATGGAGCCGAAACAAGACGCTTGCAACAAGAAAAAATTGAACAAGAAATTGCAATTGGTAAAGGTGAAGTTTATGAACAAGGCGGTAAATTGGTTTATTTTGACCGTGTTACACAAACTGTAAAACCAATTGAAGGTTCTGAAGGCGCAAGAAAACCCGGAGCAAAAGGACAAATAGGCATTATTGGACCATCTGCGTTTTTACAATCAACAATTGGCAAAACAACTGGCGATGTAAAAATTGATGGAAAAATTGCTGACACAGCAAAAGCTATTGTTGCGACTAATGATTTGCTTGAAAGATTAAAAGACCCAGAAATTAAAACTGGTTGGCTATTAACGCTTAATCGTTTTCAAGAACAATTAAAAACTCTTAAGAGTGACAAGCGTGAATTGACCGATGCAGAAGTGCAAAGCATTGTTAATGGTTCTGTTAGCGCAACAACTAAAAACGCTACTTTCTTAAAAGACCAATTGTTTTTGCAATATCAAATTGAGAAAGAAGCTGCTGGCGGTCGATTGACTGTTGAGATGATGCGTCAAGGTGCTAAAGTTCTTGACCCTACTAATGTGACTAAAGATACTTACATTGGAATTATTGGTGGTCGTAGAAATGATTTGTATAGAAATTTACAAACTCAAAACTTAACACAAGCCGATATTGATAAACTTATTTCAACAATTGCTCAAGGTCCTCGTGCGGGAGGAGCGTCTGGTGCGCCTCCAGCGTCAAGTGCTGCTCCATCAACAACAAGTTCTGGCAATGAGCAAGAAAAAGCAATTGCTGCTTTTGGTGCGTATGAACCAGACAAATATGAATACGGCACAAATCCAACTACGGGCAAATTTGCACGGAGAATCAAGTAATGGCTGATTGGGAAGATGCACCTAGCGCAACAACGACAAGCTCAACTACATCTTCTGTTGCATGGGAAGATGCGCCTTCTGCTCCTAAAAGCGGGTATGACCAAGTTATTGAAGGAATTAAAGAAATTCCTTTGCCAAAAACAGGAGTTGTTGGTCCTATGTTTGCCGCTGGTGCTGGCGAAACAATAAAAGGTGTTGGTGCTTTAACAGAATTAGCGTTTCCTGAAACCGGAAAAAAGATTGCTGGTGTTGGTGAAGCACTGACTGAGAGAGTAAAAAAAGAATCTCCTATTGCCGGAACAATTGGTCAATTTGGTTCTTACTTATTGCCTTATAGCGCAGCAACAAAAGGCGTTCAGTTAATTACTGGAGGTCCTGCTAAAAGTTTGTTGCCCAAAATGTTGCAAACTGGCACTGCGGCAGGAGCTACAGGTTACGCAACAACACCGGACAAAGATGACCGCACAATGTCTGCGGTAATTGGAACAGCACTTGGCGTAGTTGGAGAACCCGTTGCTAAAGGATTGACCAAAGCATACGAAACATTAACAAAAGCATTTGGTGCTGATGCTAAAAAATTAGCAGAAATGTTGCGTGATTATGCGTCTAGGACTTCTGGCAAAGAAGCTGACAATGCTCGACGTTTAGCAGAGACAGCCGAATCAAGAGCAGCGCAAGCAGAAAGCCGTGCAGGAATTGCTGAGACTGCCGCACAAAAAGCAGAACGTGAAGCGGGTCTTGCGTTAAGAGAGCAGCCGGGCGTTAAAACAAAACTTGAAGCTGGTGAGTTTAAACCCGTGCCAACTGAGAGTATTAACATTGGCACACGAATTAGAAACTATGCGGATGAGGTTTATACAAACCTTAAAAATGTCCGTGATAGAAATGCAAAGACGCTTAAAGAACAAGCGTTTAATGATGCGCTTGCAAAAGAACGTGCAGGGCAGCGAGTATCTCAAACAGATGTATTTGCTAAGTCAGTAAAAGATATTGATGAGATTATTAAAAACCCAGAAACGGGTTTAACTAATGTTGTTGGTGAAACTAAAGCAGCATTAGAAAAAGTAAAAAATCAATTGTCTGGAAAAATGGTTGATGAAGCCACTGGCACAATTATTGAAAAACCATTAAGTTTTGAAGGTTTAGAAAACTTACGCAGGATGTTGCGTGACCGTGCCTATGGGTTGCCGCAGACAGGATTTGATGCAATTGGTCAACAACAGGCAGGAAAACTTGCTGCAAAAGTTGACGATATTATGAAAGACTTTTCTCCTAAGATGGAAAACTTCTTAAAGCAATACGCAAAAGATTCTGAACCAATGCGAGTATTCCAAAGCAAGATTGGCAAAGCATTGATGGATGAACAATTGCTTGGCAAAGGTGCTAATTACGCAAGTGTTGCTCCTGAAAATATTCCTAAGAAAGTTTTTGGTGATAGCGTCAGCTTTCAATCGTTTGTTGATGCAACAGGCGGCAATCGTGCGTTTGCTGAAAACGAAGCTAAAAAGTATTTTGTGTCTCAACTCGAAAAGTTTTCTGGAGATTCTAAAAAGGTTGCTGACTTTATTAGAGACAACAGAACAATGCTTAACTTAACTAACGCTGTTGAGACGGTTGAGGCTTATGCGGCTAGGGTTGCGGCTGCAACTCGCCGTGGTTCTGCTGCTCAACGTATTGGTGAGTCAGAGCGTGAAATAGCTCAAGTACAAACAAAAGCGGCTGAAACACAACGAACAATTAGTCAAAAATATCAAAATCTTACGCAAGACTTGTCTGACCCAAATATTATTTCTCCAAAAGAAATTGCTCAAAGAGTCAAAACCTTTGCAGAAGATATGCGGGATAACAAGTTGATTACTCAAGAACAATTTTCTGAATTGAGCAAAAAATCTAATGATGTTTTGTTGGCTTTAGGTCAAACGGCAGAAGCAAAACGAGAAGTTCTTTACAAAGTTATTCCTAAAATTCTTGGGTATGGCGGGGTTGGAACGGCAGGATATTACGGTGCTAAAGGTTTAATGCCATGAGTAAGAAACAAAAAGGCATAAATCCAACACTTGAAAAAGCAATCAGTACGTTGCTAGAACAGGTGATGAATGACCCGCAAGCGTCTTTAACCGACAAATGCCGGGTGCTGGACAGGTCTATTAACGTAGAGAAGCTCAAGCAAAAGATTTCTGATGATGAGTGGGGTTCTGGATTCCTTGCCCCAGAGGAAGATGAAGAATAGAATAGATGCTTTACAAGGGGATATAGATGAACGTAATAGCATTTGTTCGGTTGGCATTAGAAGTGATGATTGGTAGGTTACTAGTGATTTTGTCCTTGTTCCTATCTTTTGGGTTAGCGTGTTGGGTAATGTATGAGCCGAGTTGGGAAAGACTGACAACGATGGCATTTTTCTCAATATTTAGTTATCTTTGTATCAACATAAAAGAAAGGATTCAAGATGGAAAAGTTCAAGCGTCCGAATGATGTAGACCAACAAGTTGCTAAGTCTGTTCGCCCACAGCTCCCCCGTGATGGTAGCAAAGATGGCAACAATCAATTCAAAAGCGGTGAATTGCCTAAAGGTGGTTTTACTGCTGTGTGGAATTTTAATGGCAACAGCAATACAAAAGACTCAGCGACTTGCAAACCGGGCAATGCGGGTGGTGGAAGGATTATCTAATGGCTAACAACATTGCGTTTCAGCCTATGGGTAAAACTACTCGCTTGAATGTAACGACAACATCTGCTCAAGTTGCTGTTAACGCAGATAGTCCTTGCAATCAGGTGCGTATACACAATGGCACAGCCGGTGAGATGTTTGTGCGGTTTAGTCCAACTACGGGCAGCGCAGCGGTAATTCCTGCGTCTGGTACACCCGCTTATGGGATTGTTTTGCACAATAACCAAACGGCAGTGTTTACTGTGCCGCAGTCTTTTACTTCAGCAACCAATTCTTTGTATGTATCAGCTATTGTTGCAACAGGAACCGGCATTTTGTATATCACGCCCGGAGAAGGTTTGTAATGGACCCGCTAACCATTCTCGCCGCTTTGGGTCCTCTTGCTGTAGACCTTGGCAAGAGTTTGATTGGTAGGTTTATCCAGACTGACGTATACAAGCCAACTAACATTAACGAATACACCCAGATGCGGAACACCGATTTGGAAATGTTTAAAGCGATGAATAGCGTAGGTAGTAGCGGCACTACCTATCCGTGGGTTGAGAGCGTTGTAAGGCTTATGCGCCCCGCTGTTGGGGCTATTGTGTTGGGCACATGGTCGTTTATGATGCTAACAGGTCAAGACAATGCCGCAGTTAATAACTTTGCCTCTGCTGTTGGGTTTTATTTGTTTGGTGACAGGACTCTTTTCTATTCACAAAAGAAATAATCATGTTTGCATTTTCTGAACGCTCATTAAATAACCTGAAAGGCGTACACCCAAAGCTGGTTGAGATTGTTCACCGTGCGCTTGAGTTAAGCCCGTGCGACTTTACAGTTTTAGAAGGTGTGCGTTCACAAGCACGACAAGATGAGTTGTGGGCACAAGGGCGAACCAAGCCCGGAGTTATTGTCACATGGGTTCAAACATCAGGAACGCACGGTATTCAGGCAGATGGATATGGTCATGCTGTAGACCTCGCTCCTTACCCAATTGATTGGAACGATTTCAACCGATTTGACCAAGTGGCAAACGCTATGCTTGCTGCGGCTACAGAGCTTGGTGTAAAAATTCGCTGGGGTGGTAATTGGGACATGGATGACACCATTCATGAGCGTGGTGAATCCGATAGCCCACACTTTGAATTGTTTAACTATTCATAGAGACGCTATGGCTAAAAATCCTAATTTATCTGTTGGCAGGGGTGAGAAGTTACCCGTAAGCAGGGGTGCTGGGTTAACGGCTAAAGGTCGAGCCAAGACAAATCGTGCAACAGGTAGTAAACTTAAAGCACCAACTAAAGACCCAAAGAATCCTCGTCACAAGTCTTTTTGTGCAAGGTCTAAGTCTTGGAAGGGTGAACGTGGTCGAGCCGCTAGAAGAAGATGGGGGTGTAGCAGATGAAAGCCGGACTATATGCAAATATTCACAAGAAACGTGCCAGAATCGAAAAAGGTTCTGGAGAGCGTATGAGAAAGCCCGGTAGTAAAGGTGCGCCTACTGCTAAAGCCTTTCGTAAAAGTAAGCGCACAGCCAAGCGTTAGAGTTTACGCAAAGCGTACTGATAGCCTAACAAGCACAGTTGGTTTTGCTCTGAGAACAGCGTAGTAAAGAAATCTACGCCTAGTTTGGGGCGATGCAGCAAGCCCGGCATATCTTGCCATAGGTAATCATCAAAGAGCATGATGCCGCCCTGTTTAAGCATCCCCCAAGCCATACAAGCGTCTGTCATCACATCGTAGGCGGTGTGACTGCCATCAATGTAGATAAAATCAAACTTGTAATTGTCGATAATCAATTCAGCCAGTGCGTCATAACTTTTGCCTTGTAAACCAAAGCAACGCTGACCTTCCTTGCGTACCCACTCAACATTAGTTTTCCAACGCTCAAAGAGACCGTCTAATTGCAGAAGGCTATGCTCCTCTGAGCCTTTGAAAGTGTCTACGCAAACAATAGCTCCGTCTATCGGCAGCATATTCTCTAGCATCCAACAGGTTGCCCTACCTTCAAAGCAGCCAATCTCTAGAATACTGCTGCACTCTGGCAACATCTTAGAGATGATTTGAAAGTTAGGAATGTTGTGGCTAAACCAATCTTGAGTGAAGTTATTCATGGTGCGGCTAGTAGCCTCCCTTCAAAAGCATACGTTCCAATATGAGCTAATACCACCCACGGTGCTGCCCAGATTTGCCCACCCATTGCCCGATAGATTGAACAAAAGTGATAATCCTCAGACAGTAAGCGGTTAGTGGATTCTTCAATGCTTGTGGCAAAGTATTCATGGATAACTTCCTTTGCCCCAATCGTGTTTCCAAGGTCAGAAACGTCATTTGAATACGATGGGACAGTAGGCTTAAGTTTATCGAACACTTCACGCTTTATTAGTAGAAACCCTGTACCCATGTTCTGCACTTCTACTGGCTGGTCTACTGGCACGGTAATAGTAGGCGCATAGTTGACTAAGTTCACGACAAAGCTGCCCGTGTGGTGCTTAAGCTGCTCATCAGGCACATCATTAGCAATCGCTTGCCTGACCGTAGCCCAATTGATTTCTTTCTTGGGATAGATACCGCCTAGTACATCTTTGTCAGCCCGGAGCATCGTTACAACGTCATGCGGATTAAAGTTAATGTCAGCGTCAATAAACATCAGGTGTGTGCAGTCAGTCTTTAGAAAGGCTTGCGTGAGAGCGTTCCTTGCACGGGTAATCAACGATTCATTGAACATAAAGCTCATCATTGATTCGATACCCTGCTCCCGCAAGATGTTGCCAAGGTTAAGCACACCTTGAGTGTAGCTACCCGTACACATACCCCCATACATGGGTGTTGCTATAAAAATCTTAGACATAAAAACTCCAATAAGTAAAAAGTAAACCGGATATAACGATGCAAGCAATGATTTTTTTGCCCCAATGCTTAAATTCTTTCTTAAGCGGAGGCAACATAGCTCTTTGCCATGCCAACATATCTGGGTCTGATTCTCTAGGTAATGGTTTGGTATAGCGACTACCTATCTTGACCCCTGTGCTAGTGGTGTGCGGCGTTTGCATCTTCATACCCCTTGATAAGCTCAACCATGACATTGCTTAAGTGAACAAGCATCTGTGCATCTTGCTCAGCGATGGTATTGCAAGCACCAATAAACCATTTAAGGTCAGCTTGTAGTGCCTTTGCTTCTGCTAGTAAGTGTTCGTTCATTGCTATCCCCTGTGAGTGTTAGTCCCGGCTACTCTGAATACCATGCCGGGGATGGCTCGTAACAGCGTCAGAGTTCGCTACTCTCAGGGGCACTGAGAAGCTCTACAGCCACGATACATTTACCTCCTGCAATCGGTATACCCCTGCGTACCGAAACGTGACCTACTTGTTTATCATCATCAAATAACCCAGCGTCTTGCAAAGCATCTAAGACAGGCTTCACGCAATTATCAATATCCATTAGTCTCAAATTCCTTGGGCGCAATATGATATTGACTTCCACTATCGCCCCCCCAAAGGATTCTAATTGCTGCACTGCAACATACTCCTGTACCGCTAACTTAAAGTCACGACCACGCTTACTGATAAACCTTCTGTGACCAGAGGCTATCCAGTAATTGTTGATACTAGGCGGGTAAGGTAAGTGCAGCACATGACGCATACGGGTTAACCCTAGAAAGGTACTTCGTTGTCATCTATGCTGTTTACTTCCTTGGGATACTGCGTAGGTCTACCGTCTTGATTCTTCCAAGCATCAGTTTCCTCTGCCACCTTAATCCAAGGCTTGCCTGTCTTAGTGGTCTGTGCCCACACTGCTAACTTGATTGTTTCCCCTGCCTTGTAGTCACGGGTGAGTACCATGCCACCTTTAAACTCAGGAGCAAATTCACTCTTACGTTCTTTGACTTGAAAACAATATGCTTTCCCATCTGGTACTTTGAATTCGCCTTGATACTCAGCCATTTTGTTCTCCTGCATTAGCGATTGATTGATTTAAGACTGTTTTCTGGATACTGGTAAACGTCTCGATATAACCCTCATTGGCACGGGCGAGAGCTTTACATTTCTCTTTCTTCTCCCCGCCATTAAGTTTTTTCGACTTTCCAATCTTTTCGCATAGTGTCGCAAACTGCAAAATCCATTCTTCTACGTCTACTGCGAATGAATATGCTTGCTCCATATCAGGAACCATAAGAGGAATCGTGCCAATGGCTTCAAAAGGCTCTAAAACGTCCTCTACGGCGTTTTCAGCCAGTTCGGGTAGTGGTTTTAAGGGTACAGCGTCAAAACGCCCCATATCCTTTGTTTTAGGTTCAAAGTCTTGCACTTCCTCTGGACTGTAGAAACCCGTCACACTGCCCGGAAACACAGTTCTAATGCCTTCAGAGATACAGCGTGACCTGAGCATCGCCCGTGGGAATTTCTGCCACCCACTGCCGGGCTTCACTAACCCAATGCGTGTGGCTTGTTCAATAGTCCATTCAATGCTAACTCTGCCGCCATTAGGGTGTGAGAAAACACCGACAACAATGGTATCGGTGTAAATAGTCCATTCCACCTTACCGCCAGCATTCTGAAACCGTGCAAGCATCGCATCTGCTTTGAGTGCGGGTCTACCTTGGATAATATGGAAATCTCTTGCTGCCGTGGCTGGGTGCAAACCTTCTGCTTGAGCTACTGCCATTAGTGCTAAGACTTCGTTTTCGTTCTTCATGCCAAATAGCCCTGACTTAGCTATAGCACTCGCCATACTTTGCATATCTTGAAACGGAATAATGTTACTCATAATGTGCCCCTTATTTGACTAGAAACCGGCGTGAACCGGGCATTTCGACGATAAACTTTGTATAAACATCTGGCATCGCTGTTTTAAACGCATCTACAGAGAATCGCTTGCTACTTGCTGCACTTTTCCATGTCACAAGCGTAGTACCGTCTACACCACGAATCTCAGCCTTATCAGCCATTAAGTTGCGTATCTGTAATTCCACAACTTCCGCTTTTTGTTCAAGTGCTTTAATTTGACTCTTAGCCTGTCGCAAATAGTCAACGGCTTGTTCAATTGTTTGAGTAGCTGTAATAACTGTATCGGGTGATGAGGTTGGGTAGGCAAGTTTGGTTTGCTCAACACTTTCTGGGGTTGGCGTTTCGCCCGATACCACGCAAGCCCACAACTTAGCTTGTGCTTGAATGAAGGCATCTTTCTCTTGGTCACTAAAGTGAAAGTCGAATGTTTTGAACTCTTGACCGCCAAAGAGTACAGCCAGCACGACTTTTGAGACATTGTGTACAACAGCTTCATGTAAACACTGTGCGTAATCTGCGGCTGGTACACGGTTCTCGTCTTGGTCGAACTTGTTGCGAACTTGGGCATTATAATTTTTGGCTTCAATAAGAGTCGTTCCATCGACCGATATGAAGTCGAAATGCGACTTAAGCCAAGCCTCTTTACTGTGAGAGAGCGCATAATCTGCTTCCTTAATTTCAAAGCCTAAATGATCTTGTGCAAGTCTGCCAATCAAGGGCTGCATGATGTGCCCCATGCGTACTGGCTCTAAATCGCTAATATCTTCACGTTCGTACTTGCCCTGCTTGATTAAGATAGCCTCTACAGCCTTACCATTAGCTGCCATGCGTGAATCACCAGACCACCATGCAGAGTTGCGTACTGCGGGGGCGAAATCGTCTCTATCGTTCATTTGATTGCTCCAAGTGGTATTGCGCCACAATCTTGCCGCTTGGCAGGATAAGTGTTTTGGTTTTTATGTCATTACCTTGTTGGCGTAACTCTTTAATCCGTGCTGCTAAGCGAAAGCACCCACACCCTGCTAATGCTTCCATAGGTGTTAGTGGTGCTTGTTTGAGTTGATTGAGTATCCATGTGTTTTGTTTCATGGCTTACTCCTTTGGCTCGAAGTATTTAGCAAGTTTGCCGCAACCAACGTAATCCCAACTTCGCTCACTTTCAGCAAATGTTGCAGCAACTTTAGGTAAGCCCGTGACTAGGCTAATACCGTCTGGTCGATAGCATTTAATGTCTTTCAGGTGTTTGCAATTGATACAGAATTTAGTTTCTGTTGTCATGATAGTGCCCCTATGTGTGAGTTGATATACGAATCAATACAGATGTGACTTTATACTATTACTTATCGTGTTGCAAGTGCTACTGTTGTATTTCTGCTATTTATCTTAATTTCTGTGTAAATACTATGTAGACCTACTATGTTCCTCGCAAAAACCCCCCTACCCCAAAGAGTATGAAGATAGGTGCGGTGTTCCTCGGCTCTTGCGAGCAGCTACATGGCAATATTGCTATTGTCCCCCTCGGCTTGTAGCTTCAACCAGCCGCCCTGATTCTTTCGGATTTGCACCGGCTCACTAACAACATGGCTTACAGGGATTCCGTTTCTCGATAGCCGCCTGAATTGTGGGCGCATTGTTAACGCAATCGTTACGGTTGCAATGGGTAACAAAAAAGCCGCTTTAGAGTGCACCTTGTTGGTCGACCCACCTTTGGGGGCGGGACATTCTTTGATAAATCATCTCCACGACATTTATCAAAAAATCAAGATACACACTAAAACGGCTTAGATTTGTCGACCAAGACAACGGCAACACAATATCACACCTTTTTTTAATCTGCAAGGTGTGCGCGAGGGGGGGTTGCAATTTATTTTCTAATCCTTTCCCCGGAAACATACGGCAACCATTAGCACCAACACGACAGCACAGTAGAAAAGAAAGACATAATCATAAATATTCATAAGTTACCTCTATTTGAAATAAGCCCTACAAGCGATTTGTTTATAAACCAATACCAATACAAGTACAAAGCAATAAAAAAGCCCACAAGGGGCTTTAAATAGGTTTAAGAGTATGTTTATGCTGTCTTTTGCTCTTGGATACTGTTTAACAGTCTCTCAACGGCACTAACCATGTTGTCCATGATGTTCTCAATGTCTAGGTACTCGAAAGGTTCCCACACGGTAACAAGTGGTGCATCGTCCTCGTCCCTTTCGTCATCATTGTATAAGTCTAGTATTTCCTGATAAGTTAAATCTGGCGGGTAATCAGAGAGACATTGACCGATTGCAAAGTCTTGGGCTATCTCTAAGTTTGTCATGCTGTCACCTCATTTTGTTTGCGTACCTCTGCAATGGCTTTCTGTGCTCTTGACAACGTATCAGCATCAATTTTGTGACATTCGCTAGAGGGTTCTTGTTCGTCTACAAAATACTCAGCAAGAGTTAATGCAAATTCGATTGCTTGAAATTGCTCTTTTGTGATGTGCATCATGTGCCCCTAGTTTACGATTAGGTTATCTGAGAGTTTGCCGATGTAGCAAGTACCGATATTGCTATAAATAGCGCAGTAAACCCTACGCCATTTCCCGTTATATCGAACCATATACCGTGTAGGGATACGTTTACCGTAACCCGTTGCGGTATAGGTCAATCCCTTTTCTTGCCACGATAGCGGCATTTCTTTAGATTCAAGCTCTACTACAGATTCATTTTGTTTGATGTACATAATATGCCCCTAGTTTGCGAGTATGTTTAATGATTCGTTTACGAATACGAATGTAACGATAGCAATTGCAATCCATGCGAGTACGTTAGCTAAAATCTCTTGTTTGCGTGTCATATAGTGCCCCTTAAGTGTTTACGATAGACACCTATTGCTAGGTGTTTCGGATATTGAACCCTCATCAGTATCGTTTATGCCCCTAAAGTACGAAATTAGATAGTTTGTTACCGAAACAGTAGTCACCAGTAGACAATTTATAGAGTGGTAATGTTTTGCGGTAAAAAGGTGAGTACACATCTTCAACGTGCTCAAGACCAACGATTGTCCCTCTATCTACTGTGCCACTCTCGTTAATAATCTTGCAATCAACCACGGCGGTCTTGAATAGTTTGTACTTACCTTGATTCTCTAAGTAATCTTGATGATTGAATATTTGAGACATAATTACGCTCTCCTCTTTTCAACAGGGTTATGCTGCGTTAACTTAGTGGATAAGTCTGCAAGACCGAAAGCGAATAACTGGTCGTTCCAATTGTCACGGTTTGCAGCGTGCCAGTTGCCGTAACTGCTATTTGAGCGAGTAATAATATATACAATGCCCTTGCAATAGCCGATGTATGCGCCATGCTTAAACACAGACTTTTCAATGTTTGGATAGGCTCTCATGCTTGCACCTTCGAAGCATCAAAACAGAATGTGTAGCCCTTACCGTCTGCGCTATCACCAAAGCGCATATCGTCTAAGCACCAGTCAAGCGAGTGTTTAGCCACAAGAGCCTTAACTGCTTCAAAGTGTGCCAGTTCGTATGATTCAGAGTAAGGGTAAGGGATAGTGGCTTCAAAGCCTTTGATGCTGCCTGAACCTACGGTATAGGCTTTAATGCGAGTGCCACGAGTGTTAGTAACTGGTATGCACTTGGTGTGAATTGCAATCATATTGTGCCCCTAGTGAGTGATGCTGCACCCTTTACGAGAGAGTGCAGCGAGAGAATAGTTTAATTGGCAGCTAAAACGTTCGCCGCCGAACAATTAAATGCTTGATACATTCTAAACAGCCACACTCTACAACATCAGTTTTAGCGGCTGCTCTAACCTCTGCCATTGTGTCGAACCCTCTAACGTGCACAATGTCATCGTTCCACCGAAAGCCATAAGGTAGGAAAACCATATAACCATCTTCGCATTGGTCAACGTCATTTTTTTTTAGCTTGTATTTCATTATGTAACCCCTAAGTAGTTAAATATGATGCACTGTTACGTCAGTACATATAGTAAGTATAACCTATCATATAGCATTGTCAATACATTTCGTTAGATTTTGTTGCTATATATACACTACTCTATATAACTGTATTACATATACATACTATAAAGGATTATTTAGTGGTTACTATATATAAGAAATATAGTTTTTTATGTATAATCTGTTTTATATAATAATTATAATAAATACTTAGGTACTCACTTTATCTAGTCTACCTATCTAATACTTAAGTATATATAAGGGATAGGACAATCGAAGTTTTAGGGTATTACCACTAACCGTGTTCCACGTGAAACAATATGGGCATGGGGTCACGAGCTGTATACACAATACTCATACTAGGTGTAATACGATGATGCACACTTATTGGACATGGGGTACTGGTCACACAAGCGAATACCGAATAGCGCAACCAGTGTGCGGCAAAGACTTAGGGACATGGAATGGGTTTGAGTACGCCGGAGAGGGAGTCCCATTCGTACCTCCCCCCAAAAAAAATATGGCTTTTCCTGTTTCTGATAATATAGACGTATTACGAGGAGTGATATATGTCAGATACATACGAAATAGATAAAGGTGTACAGTTAAGCCATAAACCAAGAGCATACGTTTACCCATACAATGATATGGAGTTAGGGGACAGTTTCTTTGTACCTAATGGGAAGATGCCAACGGTTAATGCGGCTAATTACCGTGCATTTAAGAGACTTGGGTGGAAATTCTCTGCCCGTAAGATTGATGGTGGGATTCGTGTATGGAGAACGGTATGATTAACGGTGCTGCTGTCATTGACCAATTGGTTGAGAGTGCTGATGAGGCGTTTAAGCGTCAGTATTTGGATCGTGTGTGGGCGATGAGTAAGATGGATATGTTTAAAGAGCTTATGCGGGTGCATGGTGAAAGCACTAAGATGATGACTCAAGCACAAGCTGAGATTGATAACTTAAAAGCCGTGATTGCCCAATACTCTGAAGGTAAACTTTAATGGCTGATTACCATATTGTTGATAATGGCGAGATGCTGGCTTGCGACTTTGTGGATAGCTTGATGCGTATACGCTTGCAAGAGATTGTCAAAGACTTGGAAAGCTACATTGAAGAAGGGATTGCTGACCCCGCAGATAAGAAGGTAATTAAGGCAGCAGAGGTTATTCTTGGATACATTACTTAAACAATACCTCTTTGAGACTCGCTCTGATCTATCTTTGCAGATGAGACGGGCATTGGCTTGCAAAACCAAGAAGCAGAAAATCAAACTAGCAGATGAGTGGCAAAAGAATTATTCTGAACTGATGTACAGAGAGTTAATCTCCTGTGCAAGAAACAAAGAAGTCTGTGTCAACATAGCAAATTGGGAGTTGTGATGGATGATGAAATTAGTAATGATGACGTTGTAGGTCAAATGCTTTTTGAGAAAGCCCAAACAGATTACCCTTACCTTGCTGACAAAAACCTTGGGTTTAAATACTCTCCCGGCGAAGGCAGAGGATTACTTGAGTTTTATGGTCCTGACGAACCCGGCTCTCCTGAATACCCAAGACCGCAAGAGATTCCAATGGGTCAAGTTGGCGTACAAGTGTTTGACCCTAAAGCTCGACCAATGGATATTCTTGCAGACTACGTTAGTCATTACGGCGTTGAAAAAGACCCATACCTTAAAGAACGCTATCAACAATTTTCTAGCTCTTTTACGCCTGAACAACAACAGCGGTTACAAGAACAATATCAGTGGTATCAAGAGCATCCAGAGTTTAAAGAAACCCGTGCTTATGAAGAATGGGCAAAAACTGTTGGTGTGCCCGGATACTTTCGCGGTTACACATTTGACCAATGGAAAGACTCTCAAGGTGCGTACACACCACAACAACTTCAATTGCTGAACCAAGTGCGTCAATATTTAGGAATTAAATGAGCGCATTTAATCTTCAACACTTCTACAACTTCTGCAAGCAGCTCAAGATTGAAACCAAAGAACAGGGCTTACGCAAGATGGATAACTTGCTAGGCACTCAAACCTACGTCATGGGTGAGATTGCTAAAGGGCTAGAAGAAGGTGTTCACTTCTTTACTATTCTCAAAGGCAGACAGCTTGGGATTACCACTATCTCACTTGCCCTAGACCTGTACTGGCACTTCATGAACCCCGGCTTGCAAGGAACGCTGACTACCGACACTGAAGAAAATAGAGATATGTTTCGTTCTACCTTGTCAATGTACATGGATGGGTTGCCCAAGGAATACAAGATTCCTCTGATTGCTCACAACCGTACCCAGATGAGTTTGAAGAACCGTAGTCGATTGTTTTATCAGGTTGCAGGAACACGCAGCAAAGGAACACTAGGTCGTGGCAAAGCAATTACCTTTTTACATGGAACAGAAACAAGCAGTTGGGGTGATGAAGAAGGTCTTGCTTCCCTCTTGGCTTCGCTTGCTGAAACTAATCCCATGCGGATGTACATCTTTGAATCCACTGCACGGGGCTTCAATATGTTTCACGATATGTATACAACAGCTAAACGGGCTAGAACACAAAGAGCTATTTTTTGTGGCTGGTGGCGCAACGAGTTGTATTCACTCGACCCTAAAGGTAAAACATACGAAGTTTATTGGGATGGCAAACTAACGGGTGAGGAAAAAGAGTGGGTCAAAGATATTAAGAAGTTGTACAACGTAGAAATCAATTCACGACAAATAGCGTGGTGGCGTTGGAAACTTCTTGAAGGGATTAAAGACGATTCACTCATGTACCAAGAGTTTCCTCCTACCGAGGACTATGCCTTTGTGATGACAGGCACTTCTTTCTTTTCTAACGCACGGTGTACCGATGCCGCTAAAGCTGCCAAAAAACAAACCCCCGACTATTACCGCTACTCCTTTGGGGCAAACTTCCAAGACACCAACGTCCTTAAGTCAACGGAACGTCTTGCCTCACTTAAGATATGGGAGGAGCCTGTCGATACTGCTTACTACGTTATCGGTGCTGACCCTGCCTATGGTTCTAGTGATTGGGCTGATAGGTTTTGCATACAAGTATATCGGGCGTACTCCGATGGCTTGGAACAGGTGGCGGCGTTTGCCACCTCTGAAATGAATACCTATCAGTATGCTTGGGTGATTGCCCACCTAGCCGGGGCTTACAGAAATTCCACGCTTAACCTAGAGGTTAACGGTCCGGGGCAAGCGGTCATCAACGAATTGCGTAACCTTAAGCGTCTAGCCTCTAACATGGGCAACCAGATGGGCACAGATTTAATGAACGTGCTGGGTAGCATGACTTCTTACATCTGGAGAAAGAACGACAGCCTTGGTGGACTCTCGCAAAGTATGGGCTGGCTAACCACCTCTGCAACCAAAGAACGTATGCTCACCTACATGAAGGATTACTTTGAGCGCAACATGATGGAGATTCGAGACATGGATACCATTGAGGAAATGAAAACCGTTGTGCGAGACGGTGGCTCAATTGAAGCTACTGGCAGGAACAAAGATGACCGTGTGATTGCCTCAGCCTTGGCAGCAGCCGCCTATGCCGAGCAAGTCCAGCCTCAATTGATTGGCAGACGCATCTCTAGGGACGTATCTAGAAAGCAAGAGGAGCTAACCCCTGAAGAAGTGGCTATGGGGCGCAATGTTAGCGAATACTTAAAGAAAATAGGCATCTACGGTGGAAACCAACGTCATATCTAAGCAAGAGTTGCTCAGAACAATGAAATTGTTCTTTGCAGACCAGAATCGGGGCATAAGCATTGATTTGTTTGCAGATTTAGCAGGATTAGGTACAAAAACGATGGTTGAGGTGTTTATTAACCAAAATGCGCCATTATCGGAGTATGTGCAGCGTAGAACCAGCAAAGCATACAAAGCATGGCGTAATGGGGACGTAGCGGTGATGAAGAACCGTGATAACTCCAAATTTGTGCAGTACCGTAAGGAATCCAAGCCCAAGATGGTTCGTGGCTATGGGTTACAGGTAGTAGGTGGGGAAATTAAACTGAAATTGGGCGTAAAGAACCGGGCTGATTACGATTCAACGCTTGCTGAACAACTTGATAGGGGATAAATGATGGCTCGTATACTTAGAGATTACAAATGTCAGGAGCATGGCTTCTTTGAAGGCTTTGAACCTACTTGTCCAGAGGGGTGCACCGATGAATTGGTTTTACAAGTCTTTCTTAAAAGTCCGGGCTTTGTTTCAGACAAGTCCAAAGCCGCAGATTCACACTTGCGAAGTCTTGCGAACGAATTCGGAATGTCTAACATCAAATCCACCCGTGAAGGAGAGAACCAATCAGGCTATCTCCAGCGCAACAACAAGTTCACGGAGAAAGAATACGCAGAAGCCGAAAAGTACGCTACCCCCAAAAAGCGTGGCAGACCCCGCAAAGATTCCCAGAGCCAACCTACACCGCCGCCGCAGCCCCAAGAAGCCCGTGCTGGTGACTCAGCAATCTGGGGGGGCGGTTTCCAAGGCATGAATATGGCTTCTGTCCTTGCTGGGCGTTTTGGTCAGCCTGTAAAAGATGAGACTGTGGGCTTGACACCACAAGCGGCAGGGATACAATCAGGACCTAGAACTGACCCCAACGCAACAATGCGGGACCCCGATAACCTAAAGATTAACAAATAATGCGTATCCCACCAAACAATGACGAACGGGAAAACTTCTATTTAGAACTCATGAATAAGTGCATGGTGTCTAGAGAAGAACGTAAGGCTGACTACAGCACGTTACGCTCTTACTATTTGTTTGGTGCGGCTCCTGAAGAACCTCCTGCGTACTTCAATAAGATTCATCCGCATATTGACCAACTTACATCGTTTTTGTATTCGGCTGAGACTACCCGTTTTAGTATTGCTATGGGTGCGTCAGTTCCAGACATGGAATATCGCAAGACTCCAGTTCTCACAAATGCTCTCAATGACGAATGGCTTAACTCTAATGCTGACCAAGTATTCTCAACAGCATTAACGTGGTCTCTTGTCTACAACACAACTTTTCTCAAACTTGTAGTCAGTGGTGGTATCCACCCCTACATGATTGAACCCGGCGCAATAGGCGTGTTGCGTGAAGATACGCCTTACGTTGACCGACAAGAAGCTATTTGCCAACGCTACTACATTACAAAGTCTGAGTTGTTTGCCCGTCTGTATTCACACCCTAAGCGTGAGCAGATTGTAAAGAGAGTGACCACTAACATTAAGACTGCAAGCAGCGATGGTTCAGATGGTGGAGATGGTGTAGCCCGTATTGTTATGTCCGCTACTAACCCAACTATCTATGGTCAAGTCAACATGGACTTGTACGGCATGAACAGGTACAACGCTCGTCTTGCTGAAGAAACCATTGAGATGCACGAATTGTGGGTCTGGAACGATGAGATTGAAGATTATCAGGTTGTCACGATGGCAAGCCCTGATATTATTATTTACGACAGACCCGGTTCATCTTTGTTCTTAAAAGGCGAATGTCCTTTTGTCCAAATTTGTCCAAACCCTCAGTACGATTATTTCTGGGGACAGTCTGAAGTACAAAAAATGTGTCTGCTTCAAGGCTTGCGTAATAATCGCATGACTGAAGTACTAGACCTTCTTTCCAAGCAAGTCACGCCCCCAACAGCCCTCACAGGGTTTACGGGAATCTTGGATGAAAAAAACTTTGCACTGAACCGTGCTGGCGGCTTACTTTCAAGTGATATGCCAAACGCCAAGGTTGAACGCCTTGCGCCTGAAATGCCATCTAATCTCTTTGAAGTCATTCATGAGATTGATGCCATGTTCTCAGAAGTGTCTGGTATCTCTAACGTGCTTTCTGGGCGTGGCGAATCTGGTGTTCGCTCTCAGGGACACGCAAGTCAGCTTGCCCGTTTAGGTTCAAGCCGTGCTAAAAAACGTGCCCTTATTGTCGAAGATAGTCTGGAAAAAGTAGCTACACTTTATCTTAAATTGATGCAAGCCTACAACCCCACGCACTTCAAAGATACTGAAGGCACGCCTTTTATTGCTGAACAATTCACCAAAGACTTTGTGGTGAAAGTGGATGCTCACTCCAACTCTCCAATCTTTACAGAAGATACTAAGGAATTGGCGTTTAGTTTATTTAAAGCTCAAGCTATTGACAAAGATTCCTTACTTGATATGCTAGAGCCACCGGGCAAGCAATTGCTTAAAGAGAAGTTAAAGAAGCGTGAAGAAAAGGCTGCATCAGAACCCAAACCGGAACCAAAGCCGGGTAAAGCAGATTTAAAGGTAGCGTAATGGACACATCACAAGTTCAACCCAAGGCAGACCAGCCCCGTGTAAGCACGGAGAATCTCAAGCGTGGCGAACAAGCCCCTGCTTTGCAATACCGCACTACAACAAAAAGTTTTAACCGTAGCTCTACACCAAGAAGCTACGGCAGAACCGTTCGGGGATAATACTAGGAGATGAATATGTATCGCAAAAGTCGCAAGTCACGGCGTTAAAAATACCTGTTCAGGGTGTAGGGTGTGGCTTCCTTCCCTTAATAAATAGGTCGCCGCCTCTTAATACGGAGATGAAAAATGCGTAAAGCTCGCAAAGGTCGTAAATCACGCAAGTAATTTTAGGGGTTAAGCCCTAGAATTATCGTGTAGCCAATAAGTCCTGCCGAGGGTCGGGAACCAAAAAAATTACTCCTCCTCTTGACAAATACTTGCATAGGATTATTCTATGCAAAATTACTTAGGGATTGATTATGGCTGTGCCACCCGACCAGTTGATGAAATTAATGCAAAGTCAGAAAGATTCTGCCACTCCCGGTGGTATGCCTCCTGCTTCTGATGCCGCTATGGGAATGTCAGAGGATTCAACTCCTCCTATGGCAGCACCTATGTCAACGCCAGAACCCAAGATGGGAAACCGTGAAGCATCCATGATTAACCTTGGCATGGCGGCTGACCTTCTTGAGCAATCACTTCCTGCCCTTGGCAGTGAATCGCCTGAAGGACAAAAAGTCCTTAATGCTATTCGTATAGTCTCAGCTATTCTTGGTCCACGCAAACCTAAGACCAATGAATTGCAACAATCAGAAATTTTGCAATTGTTGCAGTCCTTACCTCAAGCTGGCGGCGGCACACCTGAAGGTAAAGCAATGGCTAATGCTCCACAAGTTCCCGGTATGGTTCCACCCGGCGCACCTCCTCCACCACCCATCCCTCTGGGTGCTGGTGCGGGTCCTGTGCCCGGCGGTGCTATGCCTCCTCCTCCCGGCGGCGGTATGCCGCCACCAATGTAAAGGAATCACAATGGATTTGTTCAAACCCCGTGGTGCTTCGGCTCCTCGTAATCCTACAGACAACAGCCAGAAAAATGGTCAGATTGTTAACACCCCACGTTATTCGCAATTCGGTGGTTTAACTTCTGCTCCAAAAGCAGGACACAAAAACATGATGACTATGAGTCGTCCCGGCGACACTAAGAAAGTCATCTAACGCATTTAGGGGATAAATATGAGCTTAGAAGATATTTCGCTAGAAGCCCGTGACGAATTAGCTTTGCTTGCAAAGCAGTTGTCGGACAATCCTGAAACACGCAAAGAATTTTTGCGCCTGACCCAGAGGGTAAAGCCAAACATGGTAATTCCCGAATTGCAACTTGAGGACTTTACAAACAAAAAAGTCAATCAAGCTGAAGAACGGGTTATGCAGCTAGAAAACAAGTTGCGTGAAAAAGACATTCGAGAGCATCTTGAGTCAAAACGCCGTGCTTTAAAAGCTAACGGCATTGCTCGTAATGATGAAGATATTCAAGAGATTGAAAAAATCATGCTCGAACAAGGTATTACTAGCCACGACACAGCAGCGCAGCATTGGGAGTGGATGAAACAAGCCGCAACCCCAACACCTACTGGATACAACCCAAATATTATTAACAAGTTTGACTTGTCAAAATATTGGAAGAATCCACAAAGTGCTGCACGAAATGAAGCGGCTACTGCATTGCAAGAAATTAGGAACCAAGGTCGTAAACCAATTGGTGTTTAGTGTTAAATGTCGGGGATAATTTTTTTAATCTAAGGAGCCTGCTATGCCTATAGGCGGCGGAATTTTACCAGCATCAGGTAGCTCACAATACAACGAGCTTACCTATGTCACAAGACGGGCGTTTATCCCCAAACTTGTGGTACAGCTATACAACTCAACCCCCCTAATGGCTGCTCTGATTGCAAACAGTCAACAAGCATCAGGTGGTGTGAGCCAAGTCACAGTTCCAGTTCAAGGCGCACAGTTTGTTAATGCACAATGGTCTGATTACTCTGGTTCATTTAACCAGCCATCAGTTCAGCAAGGTGCGTTTAACGCTGAGTTCAACCTTAAGCTAATGATTGCTCCAGTTCCATTCTTAGGTATGGAAGGTGCGGTTCAACAAGACTACGCAATTATTCCTCTGATTGAAGCTCGCATGAACGATGCGACCAACGTGATGATGGATGCAATGGCTACAGCCTTGTACACCAATTACACCAATACCCAACAGTTCATTGGTCTGCCCGGCGCAATTGACGATGGCACGAACATGACTACTTACGGCAACATTAACCGCACGACATTCACTTGGTGGAAGTCAAAGGTTTATAACGCTGGTAACGTCAACCCAACCCGTCAAAACATTCTTCAGTACATTTCTGGAACCGTGAAGAACGGCGCAGAAGTTCCTACTTTTGGTGTTTGCGGTTTTGGTACTTGGACTCTATTAGCTCAAGACTACGTTGGTCAAGAACAGTATGTCATTACCCCCGGTTCGGGATTTGATAGTGATGGTAACGGTCCTCAAGCAGCTTTTCGTGCGTTGATGGTTGCCGGTGTGCCAATCTATCCAGACCCATATTGCCCAGAGGGTACGGTCTACTTCATCAACAGCAATTACCTTTCACTGTACATTCACGAACAAGGTTCGTTTGTGTTTACCGGCTTTGAATCAACTCTACCTAATTGGCAGATTGGTTACGTTGGTGCGGTGTTGATGATTGCGGAATTGGTTTCTACCAAGCCCAAGTCGATGACCCGTGTGTCTAGCTATAACTCAATTTCGATTTAAGGAGAAATAGTCATGGCTCTCGGTCTAAACAAGATTGTCCTCGCAAGCGCAAGCACCAATACTCCCGGTGCTTATTGGCAACTTACTACTGTTTCAGCAAATAACACTACCGTTGTTATTCCTGCTGGAACGTATTTGTTGTTCCCTACAGCAAACGTCACAATTGAAGCGGTGTCGGCTTACAACACCAATACCTCTTGTACAACTCCATCTACTTTTTCAACTCTCATTGGTAATAATACTGGTGGTGTGTTGATTTCTGACGGTGTGAACGTGCGTGCAAACGTGACTGTTGCTACGTTGACTACGGTTACTTTGGCTACGGTCAATGGTGGTCAAGCGGCAAGCGGTACTTACAACACATAAGGAACCGTTATGTCTAACGCAGATGCAGTTGGTCAGCTTTATCTTGACAGTTTCGGCAATGGTCGTATTGGTTTTGTTAGAGCAGCGTCTCTTGCAACGTCTGGCAATGCGGTTATTACCATCCCTATTCTTGGGGGTGGTTTAACTAACGCCGGAGCAGCAGCGGGTTCTGGTTCTATTATTGTTCGCCGTGTTACGGTGTCTAATGCAACCGGAAACGTAGCCACTGGAAACGTAGCAATTAGCGTAGCTAGTGATGGCAATATTGCTGCTGCTAATGCGGTAGTTGCAAACGTGGCACTTAGCAATATGACGGGTGCTGGTAAATACCAAGACCTAACTGTTGCTGGTGCTTACGGTGCAAACACAGCCATTACTGGTTTTACAACACAAGCCTTGTACGTCAACATTAACACAGCCAATGCAAACGGCACTGTTGATATTGCTGTTTATGGCGATGTAGTGAGTTTCTAAATGTCTGTTATCTTTGTAACTAATAATTCTGACAAAGTATGGAAAGATGGCTATGCCGGTAAATTCTATACCTTTGGTAAAGGCGAAACGGTAGAGATACCGACTGAAGTAGCCATGCACGTTTTTGGTTACGGAGATGACAACAAAGAACCTTATTTGGCAAGGCTTGGTTGGATTACAACTGCTAATGATTTAGAAAAAGGTTTAGAGCTTTTGTCTAAATGGGAGTTGTCCACCGAGCCTCCAAAAAAGAACCAATCGTTATCCCCGTTGGTGGAAAGAGTACCCCTAGAGGTTGTAAAATCTCGTGGGGGAAAAGTCCTGTCAGCAGCTTAAAGATTATGGAAGGTAAATGTCTCAAAATTTGTCGGGATACATCACCCAAGTTAGACGTTTGCTGCATGATGCCAATGCCAATTTTTATACGGACCAGCAGCTAACAGATTACATCAATGCCGCACGTGCAAGAACGGTGCGGGATACTGGCTGTCTGCGTTCTATTCAAGTTGCACAATCTCCTGCTCCTGTTGCTGCCCCGCTTAATAACGCAACTGCCACAAACCCAACAGCGTGGGTTGCAAGTACACCGTGCAATTTAAATGATTTTGTTTTTTCAAACATTTTTATTTATCAAGTGACATTAGCAGGAACAAGCGGGACAACGCCCCCACCTTATCCTTCAGGCACAACAAACTATCCACCAAGCACACAATTTATAGATGGTGGCTGTGGATTAACGTATGTGGGAAACGTAGAACAGATTCCGTTTTCAACACTACCTCAAGGCGCAAATACGCTTGATATTCTTAATGTAAACTTGTATTGGGGCAATAGTCGTGTGCCACTAAATTATTTGCCGTGGACAGACTTTAATGCCCGTATGCGTTTTTGGCAAAACTACATTGGTAGACCAGAAGCGTTTTCAATGTATGGACAAAATACTATTTACATTGGTCCTATTCCAGACCAAATCTATCAATTAGAAATTGATACTGTTATTTTGCCAACAGATATGACATTAGCTAATCCTACTGTTGCTGACACAATTACTGACCCCTACACCACTTGTCCACAATACTATGCTGCATATTCTGCTAAGTATTATGAGCAATCGTTTGGTGAAGCAGAGATTTTTAAACAAGAATACATAAGTTGCGCTAGAGGAGTTTTGAACACGACATTTACTCGAAGGATTCCTTCAGCCTATAGCAGTCCATACTAATCATGGCAGCGGCAGAGCAAAAGAAAAGCTACAAAGTTGTTAAGCAATTTAAAGGGCTTAACACTAAGGCTAACCGCACAGCTATTGAAGAAGAAGAATTTTCTTGGGTTGAAAATGCACAACCTATTGGCTATGGTAATTTAAAAATTATCCCTAGCTACATTACGTCTAAAGATACAAGTAATAACGCTGTTGTCTGGGCAAATACGGTTACGCATTTAACGTCTTGCAACATTGACACAACAGATTTTGTGATTGCGTTTCAAACAGACGGTAGCGCACAGTTTTATAACCTAGTCACTAAAGCGACAGGCAATGTGGCTGTTGCTAGTACGTTCTCTAACACTGGTGTTCTTACAAGCCAATGGAAAAATGAACGTATGCTTATTCTTGACCCGACAAAGGGTTACTTTACTTGGGATGGCAACAATGTTGTATCTGTTGGTTCTGTCGGCATTATTGCAGTTACTAATGGCGGTACTAGTTATACCAGCGAACCTACCGTTACTATCAGTGCGCCACTTAATGCAAACGGTACTCAAGCCAATGCAACAGCATCCGTTTTATCTGGGGTCGTTGCGCTTGTTTCGTTAGATGATGCTGGTTCTGGTTACGGTGTCCCGCCCCCAACAATTACTATTTCTGGTGGTGGTGGTTCAGGCGCAACAGCAATTGCCGGTGTTGTTACGTTTGCGACAGGCACAGCATCAGCCGTTGTCGTAACAGGTGGAACCGGATATACAAACGCTGCTAATACGGTTGTGACATTTGCGGGTGGGGGTGGTACAAACGCAGCCGGTACTGCCGTATTAGGCGGTGGTCAAGTCCAGCAAATCATTATGTCTAATCCCGGCTCTGGGTACACTAACGCTGCAAACTTAACGGTCACAATAACTGGCGGGGGTGGCGCAAATGCGGTTTGTAAAGGAATTGTTAATTCTGACCTTAATTGTGGCATTTCTTCTTTTAGTGGTCGGGTCTTTATTGCTGCCGGGCGTACTATTTTTTATTCTGCTGCGGATTCCTACACCGATTTCACAAGTGTTTCTGCCGGGTCTTTTGTCTTAACTGACTCAACCCTACACGGCAACATTCAGCAAATATTGTCAGCAAACAATTTTTTGTACATTTTTGGTGATAATTCAATTAACGTCTTTTCTGACGTTCGAGTAGATACCAATGGTATTACGTTATTTACCAACACAAACGTATCTGCATCTGTTGGCAGTAAACGACCAAATGCTATTTTTCCTTATTTTCGTTCTGTGTTGTTTTTAAACGACTATGGGGTATATGCGCTTGTTGGTTCTACAACATCAAAAATTTCAGACTCTTTGGACGGGATGTTTCCTAATATTGACTTTACCTACCCAATTTATTCAGGTCAAGTATTACTGAATAACATTCTGTGTGCAGCATTTAATTTCCGATATTACGATGCTGAATTCACGCAATCGTATCGGTATGTCCAAGCGGTGTTTTTTGAGAAAAAATGGTTTATTACTTCTCAAGGTGATGCGCTGCAATATGTGACTTCTGTGCCCGTAAACGGGTTAGTGACACTGTTTGGTACATCAGGAAATAGCCTTTTCCAACTATACGGTAATGCGTCAGCATCTATTACATCAAGAGTTCAAACGGCTTTGTTGCCAATGTCTGACCCGATTCGCACTAAACAAGCATTAAAGATTGGCATTGAGGCTACGGCAAGTAATCTTAGCTCTATTACGATGCAAGCCACAGTAGATAGTGAAAACCAAGAAAGTCCACCGTATTCGCTTTCTAGCTTGGTGACTTGGATTAACAACAGTTTGCAAGTCATTCCTTGGACTAATAATTCTAGTACTGTTATTGGCTGGGGTCAGATTGGTTATAACTTGTACAAAACAGACGCTTCAATGTATGGAAAATACGTTGGAATCACAGTAACATCATCAAATCCCGGCTACGTTTA